ACACTCTCTGAAAACTACAAGGCTATAGAATACAAAAAGGCGGCAATGGGGGCTATGTTTAGTACCAAGACGAATTTGAATACAAGTATACCAGGTATGAATTCTTACAAAAAAGATAGTGCCTTTGATGGTATAGTAAAAACAAAAAGCAATCACGAAAACTTTCCGTGGTTATTTAAGGGATAAATCCAATGGCTTCTAATAAAAAGAATGTAAACACAAACAACACCAGAAACCCAGAAAACAGTTTGTTTAAGAGTTTGACTAAGTTGCTCTCTGGGCCATTGGTAGTCCACCGTACTCAAACGGCTAGAAGATTAAGGCGTCGCCAACTAGATAAATACGCACAGAGATTTAAGTCTGCCAGCGGCCAGCAGTTCAAAAAGACCCAATACAACCCATTTGACAACCTTATGGCTGGTGTTATGGCCAACCAAAATCGTCTCGAAAGGTACGTAGACTTTGATCAAATGGAGTACACTCCAGAGATCGCTTCCGCTCTAGACATTTACGCAGATGAAATGACCACCAGTTCTAACTTACAACCCCTGCTTACGATAGATTGTCCTAATGACGAAATTAAAAACATATTAGATTCCCTGTATCATAACATAATGAATATCGAGTTCAACCTTTTCGGTTGGTCGAGAACTATGTGCAAATATGGGGACTTCTTTTTGTATTTAGACATCGACGAAACTATTGGTATTAAAAGCTGCATAGGATTACCCGGTCAAGAAATAGAGAGACTTGAGGGTGAAGACAAATCAAATCCCAATTATATCCAGTATCAATGGAACAGCGCTGGTATGACTTTTGAAAACTGGCAACTCGCACACTTTAGGATTTTAGGAAACGACAAACACGCTCCATACGGTACAAGTGCGCTAGAGCCAGCCCGACGGATTTGGCGTCAACTAACTCTGCTCGAAGATGCTATGATGGCATATAGAATTGTCAGATCGCCAGAAAGAAGAGTGTTTTACATTGATACCGGCGGCATCGCCCCCCAAGACGTTGAGCAATACATGCAAAAAGTCATGACGCAGATGAAGAGGCACCAAGTTGTAGACCCTAGTACAGGTAGAGTCGACTTGAGGTACAATCCGATGTCCATAGACGAGGATTATTTTGTTCCTGTCCGAGGAGGCGTCAGCACTAAAATAGAAACACTTCCCGGTGGCACCTACACGGGCGATATTGAGGATGTTAAGTATCTTCGAGATAAGCTGTTCTCTGCGTTGAAGATACCAGCATCATATCTCTCTGCGACAGACGGAGCGGATGAGGATAAAGCTACCTTAGCGCAAAAGGATATACGATTTGCCAGGACTGTTCAGAGAATGCAACGGTCAGTCGTGTCTGAGCTAGAGAAAGTCGGCCTAGTTCATTTGTATATATTGGGTTTTAGGGGTGCCGACCTCACATCTTTCAAAATTTCACTGTCAAACCCATCTAAGATAGCAGAACTTCAAGAATTGGAGCACTGGAAGGTCAAGTTCGACACGGCTTCAACTGCGACAGAAGGATATTTCAGTAAGAGATGGGTCGCAACCAAGATGTTTAATATGTCAGAAGAAGAGTTTCTCAGAAACCAGAGGGAAATGTTTTATGACAGGAAGTTCGAAGCAACTCTTGAAGCGGTGGCGGAACAAGTCCAGGCTGATGCTACAGGTGCCGGAGGTTTTGACGACCCCACCATTGAAGCTGGCGGTGAGCTTGAAGATGCAGGCGCACCAGAAGGTGGAACTGGTACGGTTGGGCTAGACGATGCAACCTTCGGCGACGACGATGTTGATTCTGACGAGCCGGAGAGTAGTTTGTTGGCGGCCCCAGGCAAAAGAGATGATGATGTGGACGCTCGCGGTCGAACCCCAGCCAAGAGAAGGGAAGAATACACACCGGTTCAAAACGACAAAAGGCCTCAAGGTGCTCACAAAAGATCAAAACTAGCTCAAGGCGGAGCTTCAATCGCATCATCTTCCAGGCGAAACACGCACAAAGGCTACCATGAATTGAAGAGTCTTTATGAAGGCAAAGAGACTACTTATAGTAACGAGGAGGCAATTATCGGCCAAGTCGGACAAGAGCTAAAGCAGTTAATTGAGAATTTGGAGTTGAGGAACAAAAATGAAGATAAAGCATAACAAGAAAAGAAATACGGCCTTCATATATGAAGCCTTGGTTAGAGAGCTTACCAAGAGCGTAATCAATAAAGATGCGGACAAGAAAGCAAAGATTACCAAGATAATAAAAGAGAGCTTTTCAAAGAACAAAAATCTAAAGAAGGAACTAGACACGTACCATACCCTGTGTTCTTTAGATAATCTTCCTCGCGATACGATTGAAAAGATCGTCCTGGAGACAAGAATACAACACTCAAGGCTAGACCAGGAAGTTATCTTCGAAGAGCAATCTGAAGTGATTGATAAAATCAACAAACAACTTGGCGTAAATGTTTATGATAATTTTGTTCCAAATTACAAAAGTCTTGCGACAATCTACTCAATCTTCAACAACTCAACATCTATCAAGAGCAGGGTTCTTTTAGAAGAAAACTTAATAAAATCTGCGATGCAAACCCATCAATCAGAAAAAGCGGGAACAAAACAACCAATAGACAACTTAGTTTACAAATCTTTTGTTAAGAACTTTAATGAAAAATACCATGGTGAGTTAAATGAGTCTCAAAAGAAGCTTATGACAAAGTTTGTTACGTCGTTCGCAGACGGAGGACTTGAATTGAAAATGTTTTTGAATGAAGAAATTGGAGAACTAAAGTCAGATCTAAGAGAAGTTGGGACAAAGATACAAAATGAAGATCTAAAAGGGAGAATTTCGGAGGTCGTCTTGTCCCTTGAGGGGATGGCAAAAGAGGAAATTACTAACGGTATGGTGGAAAAGGTTTTGAAGGTCCAACAGCTTAAGGAAGAGATTGAAAGTTATGTCAGTTAACATAAAGATAGTCCCAGATGACTCTTCAACACAAGAAAGTCTTGGTGCCTCTGGTGCGATAAAAATAAAAATTTTAAAAGACGAGTCTACGAAAGTGGAAATGCTCGCTCGCCGTGCACTGAACGGTGACATTATGGTTTATGAACACGATTTGATTGATGTAGTTGTGTCTCCGTCGAAGAAGAAGGTAGTTGTCTTCCCCAAGGAGATGGTTCAACGGGAGACCTACCCAGTTCAAAACAGATTTTTTCGATTCCTTTACAAGAAGGGAGTAATAGATCAAGGGGATGTCCAAGGTGGCAACGTCTATTCCTCTTTGGAATGTAAACTTCACGAATCAGTCATTAGTGGCGTCGACGAGGTTCAAAGCGCTCTTTTTGCGGTGAGTCTTTTTATGGAAGAGGAGCGCCCGGACATTCTGGCTAGAAAGCATTTGCAACATGACTTAATGACCTATCATTTCGAACCGGACCAGGAGGATTCCACCGAGCTTGGCGAAGTCCCCCACGAGGAAAAGAAGGGTTCATTAGATCATAGAACTCGGCCGTTTGGATACCAATATATGTATTCCTTGTTGAGGGAAGGGAAGAATTAGTGAACTTATTCTGGTTCTGTCTTTCATCCTACGGTATAACGCAAATTATTGTATATGGAAAGATATTCGACAAGGTTAGGCCGTCTGAAGGGTTCTTCGGAAAGTTGCTGAATTGCACTATGTGTACTGGCTTTTGGGTTGGATTATTTTTATGGTACTTATCTTCCTACACACAACTAATTAATTTTGACAGTTCGTACGTTACAGCTTTTCTTTGCGCTAGCGCAAGTTCTGCTGCATCTTATGTGCTCAACACTGTCTTTGATGACAATGGTATAAAAGTGGAGAAAATAATCCACATCAGCAAGGAGTTAAAATGAGACCATTAACAAAAATTAGATGGATGATCAGGCCTGTAGCGAATTGTTGCAAAGGCTCATAGATGATGCGGGTGGCCCCCGCTACTGGAGAATAATTGATGAAGCTATTAAGAGAATACTACGAACTTTGCGACGGAGGTGTTTGCCAAGACTATCTTACAGAAGCTGAGAAAGAAAGGGTCGCAAGTGGTACCACCATTCTTAGCGGCGTTATGCAAATGTCAGAGAGGCAAAACGGTAACGGCAGAGTTTATCCCCACGCAATTTTAGAAAGAGAAGTCGAGAGGTACAAGGAAGCCGTTAAGGGCCGCCGAGCTTTAGGGGAACTTGATCATCCCGAGTCTGGAGTTGTTAATTTGCAGAACTGTTCGCACCTGGTGACAGATATCTGGATGGAAGGTAATAAGTGTATGGGCAAGATTGAAGTACTACAAACCCCAGCCGGAAAGATCTTGGAAAGTCTCATACACGCTCGTGTTCCTTGCGGCATATCCTCTAGGGGTATGGGCTCTGTTACTGAGAGTAACGGGGTCACTATGGTGGAAGACGACTTTCAATTA